CTCGTCCATGCGCAGAGGATCTTTGCCGGCCATCCGGTAGACCACACCCACCCAGCCGTAGTTCGGCTTTTTTACGCCTTGGCCGTTGTCGTCGTCGTCCCCTGCTCCGTCAAAGACCTCCGCATAATCGTCAACAAAGGCTCGGAAAGCTGCAAAAAAAAAGCGGCATATCCCCAAACGTCACCCATGTTCATCTGCAACATCGCCTCTGCGCGCTGCTTGTGACCCTTGCCGTCATACGCCTTCGGCCACCACTTCCACACCCTGCACTCCCTCGAAAGCGTCGCCAAGATCAGGTGCAAGTTGTCAATCACCCCCTGCTCGCTGGTCATGTCGTAGGAATACAACTCCACCAACTGCCCTGCGCTTATTTCGTCGATGAACCACTCAAATTGATACCACTTGCGACCGATCCGTGCGAATCGCTTAGCTGCCAGCGTTGGCAGTGCCTTGCTCGCCGCGTTGATTTCGCCGTAGCGTTTGTTGACCTCGGCAATCGTAATCTTCTTGACCTGCTCGATCGGGATGCCGTCAAGAACGGCGATGACGCCGATCTTCTTGTCGCTTGTCGTGTAGATTGCGTTCGCCTCAATAGACACAATGCGCTGGAACTGGTCTACGGTGATTTTGTTCAATATACTCATGACAGCAGCTTTTGTATTTTTTCAAACGTCGCATCGCTTTGCGTCCACACACCCAGACCGTGTGAGTGTTCGAAGTTGTGTTTATACCCCTGCAACTCCGCAAAGAACTTGCCAACGTCGTGAGGGAAGCTGATCGTGTCGTGAAACAAGACGACACCATCAGGGTTCAGGAATGGCAGCCACGTCGTGTAGTCGTTCTTGACCGCATCGTAGGTGTGCAGGCCGTCTATGTGCAGGATGTCGATCTTTTTTTCCCAGCGCTTGGCCACGTCGTCAAAGTAGCCTTTGATGAAGTACAGGTTCTTCATCTTGAGCGTCACCCGGAAGTGTTCACGCAACCCCATGACGTGGTCATAGGTGCTACGCCTCCCTGCATGTTCGTCGCCCTCAAATGAGTCAATGCCGTACACCTTGCCGTGGCCAAGGACCGCGAAGCAGAACGTCGAGAAGCCGTAGTCAACACCAAGGTCGACGGTCACCTTTGGCTTAAGTGCGTCAGTCAGGTGAATAGCGAAGTTGCCGTGTCCCTCCCACGCCGTAGGCTTGGCGAGGATCATCTGATAAAAGTGCTTGATTGCGTGCATGGCTCAAATTTACTACATGATAACGTATCTGCCTCCAGCGTTGGCTGATAGCTTGTTGAGCGCGACGTAACGCACCGCGTCAATGGCGTGGTTGTACCGGTCAATCGGCACACCAAGCGATGCGCCAGTCTTATCCGTGTCCCACGTGTAGTTGCGCAGTTCCTTGATCAGGTTCGTCGATTCACGCGTCACGAGTAGCGGCTGCCGCTTCAGGATGTCGATGCTGTTCCTGATGCTATCGGCGCCCTTCGTCGCCGGGTGTATGTTGAAGCCAAGGCGATGCACCTCCTCAATGCTCTTGGGTTCGGCACTGTCAGCGATGATAGGCCACGACCTGCCGATGCCCAGCTTGCGCAGGTGGTCAGCGATGTCTTGGTTGGTCAGTCCGTTTTGGTAGATCAGTTCATGCAGGAGGATAGCACTGCCACGCTTGTAAACGGCCACCACCGCCGTAGGGTCATTCGTGTATCCCCAGTCCAAGCCGATGGCGACCAGCTTGTCACCAGCAAAGTCGATGCCGTCGACCTGCTGCCAATCGTCAAAGACCACGCCCTGCAATGATCCGACCTCACCCAAGCCGTAGACCTTCCACCAGTTCGCCCAGTACGTCGATGTCGCCGCCTTGACCTGCGCCGCTTCGATGTCGTCGCGGATCGTCGCTGGCAGCGCCTCGTTGTCGCGGTATGTCAGCACCAGCAACTCACTGTCTTGCTCGGCTAAGACCTCCGTGTGCGCCCAGAACTCCGACACCGGGTTGAAGTCGATGTAGATGGCTTCGCTCGTTCGGATTGCCAGCTGATGGTACGCCTCAAACTCGATGTTGTTGGCCTCGTTGATGTATAGCACCTGCCGCCGTGCGCCGCGTAGCTTCGCCTCCTGATCAGCACTGAAAAACTCAATCGTGCTGCCATTCGCAAACGTGTAGGTCAGCAGCGTCTTGTTCCAGCCTTCGTCGCGCCAGCGGTTCGTCCACTGCATGACCTTGCCGAAGTCCTTCATAGCGCCACGTCGTAGGTGTGGGATTGATTCAGATACGACGCTGATCTCGGTCTTGGCCTTGGCTGCGATGTTGATTAGCACGGCAAGGATGGCGATGGTTTTTCCGTTCCCCCACCAGTTGCCCAGTGGGGGTCAACATCCAGCAGATGTTCCGCCCTGAATCACCTTCTTCCGAGCGGCCACCTGCCGAATGCGTTTTATTGCTGTTGTGTATTTGAAACTCAATCTAATTGCTTAATCTTCTCGATGTAAACCACTGCATCCATCAACTCCTCTTGCAGATGCTGAATCCACTGGGCGAATGTCAGGTCATCGCGTTCCATTGTCGTGCCGTACTTCCGCTTGCCCGCCTCGGCTCTTGTCCTAAATTGGTCAATAACTGATTCGACTATCTTGTCACTCACGCAAACAAAAATTGATGCAGTTCTTCCACCGTGCGGCAAATCTCTTTCCCATCCTTATCCCACATCTGCAAATTCTCACGTCTGCCAAAGTCCTTCTCGTACATCCACCAAGAAAGGGTTTCGTATTGATGCTCATCGAATACGTGCTTCAACAGCAGTTCGATGACTTCTTGTGCGCTCTCTCTAAATTCGGTCAGGTCGATGCCAAGCCTGTAAGCCTCCCGCGTTCTTTTGTTATCCGCATCCATCAGGTTCAGCAGGTGTTGTAGTTCGGTTAGGGTCATTTGTATGATAAATCATTCGTTAATAATAAATATCAGCCTTTATGACTGATAAATCATTCTATGTTGTCACCAAATAGCGGCTGTTCGATGTGTACGATGCTTTCCACTTCTTGCTTCGGCATTCCGTACACCCGCGATAGCAAGGTTTCAAGGCTGTAAAGCGTTCCCTTCTCGATTGATTTGCGCATTGCGGATGCGATGGTCTTCTCCAAGACCGTGGCCTTTGGATTATCCCATACCTGCTTTAATTCGTCAACGGTCATCGCCATCATATTCTGAATCGTGTCGTTGATTTCGGAACGCTTGTAGCCTTGGTCAACCAGCAGGGTCACGTACTTACGCGGCCTTCCGTTGGGGTTGCCTGACTGCCCTTTTTCAAACGGCTTGTTGTTTGGTATCGGATTACTCACGGCTGTTAGTCGGCTGTTTTGTACGGCTGTCCGTTTCGGGTGATGGTCAGGGTCGGGTCAAGCTTCCGCATCCTGTCCACGATGACTTGGCAGTACTTCGGGTCAAGTTCCATTCCGTAGCATTTGCGGTTTAGTTGGTGGGCTGCGACCATTGTAGAGCCGCTACCGAGGAATGCGTCTGATACAATCCATCCCTCCTTACTGCTATTTTGTATTAAAGGAGCAATCAGTAGGATTGGCTTCATTGTTGGATGCTCGACGCTCTTGTGTGGTTTGTCGGCACGTAGCACGGTTGTTGGTGTTTTTTCGCTTAGTATCTCGGTCAGCATCTTCTTCATCTGCTCTTTGGTCAACTTGGCGATGTTTACGTTGTCCTCGATTACCGTTGTCTTGGTTCGGTTATCCACGAAGTAATGTGCTGCACCCTCCTTCCAACCATACAGGCATGATTCGTGTTTATTTTGATAATCTTGCCTGCCTAAAACTATATTATTTTTTACCCAAACTAAATTTTGTTTTAGCAAAATGCCAGAATCAATTAACGCTTTTCTAAAATTAATTCCCTCCGCTTCCGAATACCAAACATACCACGATCCACCTGCCTTGGTGTATGCTCCAAGTGCCGTATAAAAATCATAAAGAAATTGATAAAAATCTTACCAAAGATAGTAAAAAAATTTCAG